CAAAGATTAGTAATGGTTTTTTTGGCCAACCTTATCTTAATCAACTCACCAGAGTAAAAAGAACTTTGCTTGATGCTGCTAGTATAGCCACTTGGCTAGTGAGATACAAACCAGCTTTTCGTTTTGGAAAACATTTGTTACTAGTTTTGAAAGGTCGTTGGGAACAAGAGCCTGTAACTAACTGGAGTAGAATCATTATAGAATCTTTCTTGAACAGGAAATATTTAGAAGGCTACTCAAATCAAGAATTAGTGGCAACTATTTATCATTTAGGAGATGATTCTGAATGTTTGAACAACGATATTTTTAAGAATCTGTTCAGATTACAATTTTCAAATGAATTGGATACTGTATTAGACATCATAGGTACAAACGCTCATGATAAATTGGAAAAACAAAGAAAAACCTGGGATAACCAGAGCTCAATAGCTGAATTTAAAGCTAATGAAGAATCAAAAGAACAAGAAGCTGAGAACAGAAATCACGAATTATATTCCTTAAATGGAAATGATGTCCAAATGTTTATAGCTATTTCAGTATCGCTATTATTAAGTGTGTACTGTTGGAGTTTATCGTCCAAGATTAGAAACAAAAGAGCGCATGCTCTAAATGGTAATACTTCTAACATAAATTCATTCCTAGCTACAACACTAGCAGAAACTGAAGCTCTACAATCTGGTATGGATTTCAAGAATTATGATGGCAGTTCAGGTGCTCCTATGGATATAACTAAGCAAATTGTCAAAATAACAGGACTAGCCCCCACTTATAATAACATAGCTATAAACACTGTTTCTACAGATGAAATTGTTACCTCTTATGTGTAAGCAGGTGGTCTAACAGCTATACCTCAAAAATCATTAGCTCGTGAATCTTTATTGTATCCAAGAACTTTGAGACAAGCAGATGGTACTTTGGCCTATGACAACTTCCAAACTACTTGGGTATCAGTGGGTACAAGTCATGGCAAGTTAAGGCCATATTCAGCAGGATCAAGATGGGTTACGGCTACAGAAATGGAACAGCAGGGTAGAATGATGGCTCGTATTATCATGGATAATTACTTTCGTGCCATGGATATCGCTGTGATTGGTAATAGTTACTTTTCCGGTATTGGACCTTCTGCTGAACCTCGAATTACTGGGGGAGCTGATAGCTTAGTTGCTATGGGAATAAGATTAGCTCAATACTGTATGATTTTCAGTGCTTTAAGGCCGACGACATCTTTGCCATTAGGAGGTCAAGCAAACAGTGTTGATTCATTTACTAGAACGGGAAATGTTTTAAATGGCAATTTAACAATGGGAATGCAACCTTGGAACCCGCTCTTAATTGATTTCGGTGAAAATTGTGGAGGTAATGTGAATGATGCATTGGCTAATCCTGTCTTTCCAAATGGTTCAAATTATTTAGATGTAACCCAGGATTATGGAGAAGGGCAAGTTACTGATCACAACTGTGGTGCCTTTTCAATTTGTACTGCACTTCAGGGGGTCGGAGGTGATGATCTAAACAAAGTTCTAGTGATAGATGCTAGTTGGCTGAACGGGCAACTAAACGCTAGTCAAGTCATGGCTCAGATGTTAATGCTCTTCTGTCCTGGGCCTATGAGTTTATGGGCCGGTGTGTTACCTACCACTGATATAGCTAATGGTAACGCTGCTAACCAACTGTTTGTACTTATAGCTAACATGATATTTACACAAGGAATCACTGATATCATATTTCTGGTTCCTACTCAAAATGGAGCTATAATTCCACTTGACATTGGTAATGCTCAAGCTTCTTCTTCTTTTCAATTTCAATTTGGTCCTAGAAGAACCCAAAATACTCCAGCTTTCTTTGATCTGCAGATCAGTCCAATACACACAAGATATTACTATCCAATCACTTCCTTTGTCAGGAGTTGGTCTGATTCAATAAATGCTAATACACTCTGGAACACAGCTAAATTGATATGGAATGCAGTTGGGCGCAGATCTGACATCGAAATGGGAGTTAGTTTGGCTCTGGCTTGCTCAGCCCGTCTTAGACCAATGATGGTAGCAGCAAGTTTAGACAATTGTGGCACCATCCCTAATATTAACATTCATAGTCGAGATACTATGCTTTTTAATGCCACTAGACCTACTATGTTAGGAAACGATTTTCCTGTCAGTGAACCTCAGGCTTTTGATTTTGCTGTACCTACACTGTCAGCTTCCTGGTTTTCGGCTTGTGTTTTAGGTTGTATAGTTCCAGAAGCTAAAGATATTACTTTGAACTTAACTCCTTTGCTCACAAGGCCTGAATGTTGGCAAATGGCTAAATATTTCTTCAGAAGCATAGCAATCGGTTATCAAATGTTTTATACAGCCAATCAAAAACCAGTTGTTATGTGGAACAACGCTATTTACGTGCGAGATCCAGCTAATGGTAATGAAGTACTCAATAATAATATTATGCAAGTTGAGGCTTGGAGACGCAAACAAAGAAGAATGTATGCTGAAAGTACTGGCACTGCAAGTCCTTTGAAAGCTAGCGCAGCCATAGTCCTATTGAATGTAATAGCCCATGTAAGTGGTGTCTCATTGCCAAAAGATTCTTGGGGTAATACATTCATTGATTACCTGTTAGCTCCTATAGGTACACTAATTGCAACAGGACCAACCGGCGGAAATGAAAATCTATTTGGTTATGTAGGATTAAAAGCCAATTTAGCTGGCACAATATATGAAACAACTGCCTACATAGCTACAATGTACACAGATGTGGAAATTTATTCGATATGCAACAAAATAATGCGCATGTATTCACAATGGCCTCAACCATACACAGGCTGCAACTATGGGTTGTACAAAACCGAAAATAAAGTTTTATCAGCTATAATCACAGTAGATGCGGTTACTACAACCTGGCAAACTCTTCCTAACCATGATGTCAATGCAGCAGTAATGGGATCGATGATGGATATCCGAAATTCTGATGATATGGTATTTGCAATACGAAATTTACAAGCTTCACTCCTTTTAGCAAATACAATTAGTGTAGTATATAACGATTTCAGTGCTATTAGTAATACAATACCAAGACTAGCATTATTCAACAATGGAGTCTATTCTTTCAACTGCTCACCTCAAAGAGCTCAAGGCGATCTGTTCACGGCTGGAACACCTCCTTCTTCAGTAACCTATTATATGAGTACCCCTTTACCTGCTGTTGATATTACAGGCAGAAGGTGGTATCCAGCTATCACTAATGCTAATATAGCAGCTATAAACCAATGGTTTTCCAAGAAATTGCACTTGGCAGCCACAACTCTATTGTTTAATAGACCAGTTCATGCAATACAACCAATTATAGGAGAAGCTACTCTCGATGATTATACTTATTCTGAGAATAAGGATGACAAAACTAGCGAACTCAAATCGGAAGAAGACAAAACCTCGGTCCCGGCAACTCAAGTTATAGTATTATGAAACAGCTAGTTATACCCGATAAAATTATTTCTTTATTACAATCTATAGGTTTAAACGCTGACGGTACTCCTAACTGGGATCAACCTTATCCATATAATCATCCAGATCTTCTTCCAGTAGCTTTACATCCACTAACTTCATTTAACCAAATACGTAAAATCATAAGAATAGAAAAACCTCGTCATTTACACTTATCCTCACAACCAATTCCAACAACGGATGAGGAAGCTCAAATACTATGGCCAGCACGCAGTGACGTAGATCTAGGACTGAGACGTGGGCGTTACACCGATTTGTATCTCTACTCAAAGCAAGATGTACTATGTAAAACAATGATTCAATACATGCTTGATAGCAAATATGATTACTTCACAGTCTGTAACACAATAATAAGTACTTTGATACATGGGTTTGAGTGGTTCAGGAACCTAAACTATTTAGGATTATTTTCAGAGTCAGTAGAAGATATGACTAAAAATTGCTCTGCTTTAACAACTATAATAAAAACAAAAACAGCCAATTTTCCAAACTGGAATACTTATGTGGAGCTTGGCGGTTTGAGTGGTTTTAGAAACCTGCCTTTTCCAGGATTTGATTACATGAAAGAAGTAGATGACTTAGCTCACGGAGGCCTGCCTCACTGGTGGTCAGAAGACAAAGAATGGTACGACGCATATGTAATGAAAACTTGTTTTAAAATACCCGACAAATTTAACCCAAAATTAAGTTTTTTAGAATACATCGAAAGTGGAATTTGGGCAACATCAGGATCAAGCTCAATAGGCAAGTATGAAGTTGAAGTTGAATATGGGAAAAAGAAGAAGATAGAGAAAATAAAATGTAGGAAAAACATGGTATTAGACGTTTTTTTCTCCCTTGGAATTATACAATATGTGCATGATATCAAAGAACCAAGAAAATTCAGTCTTAGTAAAAAGCGAACTTGGTAAAGTAAGACTAGCGGTAAGTTCAGACTTGCTTACTTATCTGAAGATGGCTTACATATTGTACTGCAGTAGTTTATTTTATCAAAAAATCGATGATACAGTAGGCGGTGAAGATGTAAATAGCCAAATAAGCAGACTGGCTAGGACAGTTATACTTTGTGAGAATCATTATGGCATGCCTTTCGATTATAAAGGATTCGATCATCAACCTCAAACTTCAGAACTTCAAGCTAATCAAAAAGTTATCAATGCAGTTGGTCGTCTTAATACTCCAAATCTTGTTGAATATGATTACTTAGCTGCTAATGTTATCGACAGTTATGAAAATAGTACTCTGTATACAAGAGCTAATGTTTCAGAAAACAATCCAGAAAAGACTCAACCTGTGGAAGGTGGTCTAATGAGTGGTTTAGGAATAACAGCCATTTCTGGAGATATGTGGAACAAGTGCGTTACTGATCTTATAATTCTCATACTTCACAAAATTTTGGGCATACCTTTACATATAGTCATTAAATTCATTAAAGGTGATGACAGTGAATTATTTTCCAAATATCCGAGAGTTTTGCAGTTAATAGAACTAATGTTTAGATTACTAAATATTAAAGGTGGTATTGGAAAGTTTTCAATTTCTTGGGGCAATAATGAATTTTTGAGAACTTGGGTCAGTGATAGATGCTACGGATATCCAGGTCGTGTAATTCCTGGTTTGATGCAAAGAAAACCTTGGAGTAATGCCCCTTGGAGCGGAACTATGGTATTGGATGCTGTATTCAAGGATGTTCAAATTCTACGTCGCAGAATACTAGATCAAACAGATTTGAATAGATTTTGGAAATTCTTTTCTGAAAGATGGTGTCAACTTCACAATATTCCAAATCAAGCAATAAGTATTCCTAAAAGTTTAGGGGGCCTAGGTGTAGGTATCTGGAACGGAATAGATCATATAGTACCCAAAATTCCTCAAGTTCCTAAATATAAAATCAGATTAACAAATGGAAATAAATCCAGGGAAGATAGAATTATAGCCAGAGCAAAATTTTTTGACATTGAAATTGATTCAAAGGACGCGGAGTTCCTAGCTTCAAATGAGATGGTAGACAATTTAGTTTCTGATGACATTCTTAAATCATCCCGACAATTACGTGAAACCTGGAAATCTGAAATTTTAAATACAAAATTCAAAATACTAGAGGGAAGGAAGCCTAATATAAACATAAACATCAAAAAACTACCTGATTATCCAGATGCTATCAAATATGTAAATCAGCAAAACAGAAGTAGTTTCGGCTCATTAACTCATGAGGTTAACGAACTGTTATCAATAAAACCAATACTAAATCATAAACGTATATCAATAAAACATATAATAAATAATTCAACTAAATTTCCAAAATTAAAAGCTGTATTAAACACAGAAACTAACTATCATATTGGCGAATTACTCGATTGGTATGGTGGAATAGCTCCTTTAGCTTTAAACAGCCTAAACCCATTGTTCAATAATACACTTTCACTTATGATAACAAAACAAATGTCCTATATAAGCAAACGCAAATGTAAATTATTGTATGCAACTTGTAGCTTAACCGGTATTCTTGAACCTCAGTTAATAAATACTGAGTTGTATCAACGCACAGCACTGTGGTAACAGCTGCTTCTTTCTTAGTAATGTATATACAATGTAACATAAATTTTATATATCTTGTACTATCAACAACATAAGATCCCAGGTGGGACACCAAAACAAAATCACGG